TGGCAGCCAAAGAAAAATTTAACAAAATCAATAATCTCATACCCAACGTGAAAGGCAGGGTCGTCGGAAGACCGCGAAAATCACTTGCGAAGAGTATGCGATTGTACGCCACTCAATATCTGGAGTCTATTGAGTCAGTCAGAGATTTCAACCGTTGGCGCAAGTCCAAGCCTGGAGAGGCTCTGCCCTGGGCGTGGAAGATGACATATGGCGATGGAGAGCGTGTCAGTAGCGTCACGGCCGGCCGGATCAATGTACTCGTACAGATACTGACGGGTCAGCAATTGTCATTACCGTCCGGTCAAGACAGCGCAGCCGCACAAGTAATAGTGAGTCATCCCACTGATGCACCACCTGTAGACATTACCCCGATTCCCGAAAACCCTTAGGGTACCATCGGCCACATAGGAGTCTCAGGCCTGCATCTCATGCCTTCGATAAATTTTTTAATATTTCACATATTGACATAAGACAACATATTGACCGTTAATGTTCTGTGTCACAAATATGCCTTCCACAAATTTTTACAAATATTCAAATTGATTAAGGACAACTTTACAACTGTTACTTAGGTAATATAATTATCTCAATAAAAGTCTATATGTATGAGATTAGAACAAACGCTGTAAGTTGTTGATTCTAAAGAGGGTGTTTGATACGTGGGTATGTATTTAATGATATCTCAATATCTATTGTATTATATTGAGGTATATGATATGTTGCTATTTATGCAAGATATTATATACAGGAGATATAAATGAGTAAAAGAACTGTGCACAGAATTGAAGAGCGGATTGATGGTGAAACTGGTGAAATAGTGAAGAGGGATTACGCTATCATTATTGATAAGATCAAGGGTGACGCTGATTTTGTAAAGGTGTTTAAGTGTTTCACGATGAGGGTAATTGATGATTTAGGGATTGAGAGCGGGAAGGCTAAATTATTATTTTGGTTTATAGATCAAGTGCAGGATATGAGGGTAAACCAGAGCCAGATTATCATAGCGTCAGTTGAAATGATGAGTGAGGATTTAAAGTGTGCGGCGGTATCGGTTAGGAAATGGTTATCGTTTTTAATTGAGAAGGGATACATAAAGAGACATCTGACGCCTTCAGGGAAAATATTGCAAAACACATATACAATAAATCAGGAATATGTGATAAAGGGGAAATTATCTGATATGGAATCTTGACAAATCAACATTAATATATTATAGTATTAATTATGAAGAATTTATTTATTAAGGGTATACCTGATGATGTATTTAAGAGGATGAAGATAGCGGCATTACAGCAGGATATGACAATGAAGGAGTTTATTATTGTTGTTATAGAGGCATATTTACGAGAGGAGAAGAAATAATGTATGTTATTGTTTTGTGCATAATAGCATCTGTATATTTCTTTAATGGAGAATAAGATGAAGATGATAGCCTATGTACGTGTAAGCACAGATAAGCAAGCTGAAGAAGGCATGAGCCTTGCCGCTCAAAGTGAGCAGATAGCCAAATACGCCGCTCTTTACGACCTTGAGATTATAGACACTATAATAGACGATGGCTATTCGGCAAGCTCTCTTGACAGGCCCGGACTGAAGCGGGCATTTGCCATGCTGGATGCCGGTATTGCTCAGGGTGTAATCATCACAAAGCTGGATCGTCTAACCCGCAGCGTGTTCGACCTCGGCTATCTTCTTAAAAACTACATGGAGAAATACCGATTCACATCAGTTTATGATAAGTTTGATACAGATACAGCATCAGGCCGGATGATCCTATCAATCCTTACTACCGTCTCCCAATGGGAGCGTGAGGTTATCTCAGAGCGCACAAAAGCCGTCCTGCAGCATAAGAAGGCCAATGGGGAGAGGACTGGCAATATTCCTTTTGGTATGAGGCTCAGGCCAGGTGAAATAATATTAGAGGGTGATCCAAGAGAACAGGAAATTATGAGCATGGTTAAAAATAACAGGGCAGAGAAAACACTTGTCGAAATAGCAGGTATTCTATCTGACGCCGGTTATTGCACTCGTAATAATAAGCCCTTTACTATATCTCAGCTTTCCAAAATAGCCCGCATGTAATTTGACAACTTCCTGATTTAATGTATCTTATCGGTTAATATGTCAAACGATATATCTACCGACCTCATTATCATTTCCGAAACGATTAATGATCCCAAATTAAACCCGTATTTAATCAAGTCCTGGGATGCAGAGGACTTATCAAAAAAACTCTCTGTTCTTACAGATGACATAGCAGAAATTTGGATCAAGTGTATTACACATCTGCAAACTTATGCTTGGCGGGTTCATGCCAAAGACTGCATAAACAGAGAATGTTTTGGCGGTTGCGGTCATGATGTGGCCAGATTATTCTTCCATCCTAAGCAAGCAGAATTTATATCGTGGAATGGTGATGAAGCCTGGGTCATTACCGGAAACCGCTGGGGTAAGACAGATGCAAATGTGTTCCGTGCCATATGTCAGGCCAATGGCTATAATCCGCTCACTAATGAACTCTATCAACTGCCACAGGATGTCTGGATTGTAGGTCTTGACTTCCCTATGGTTAGAGACATCCTTGTACCAAAATTTAAGATGCAGATGCCTGAAGTTGGTGTTAAATGGAGTGAAGATATAAACTCCTGGGATTTTAATAAGACTGATTTAATAGCCAAACTCTTTAATTCGTCCGAGGTAGGATTTAAAAGCGGGGACTCAGGTATAGAAAAATTCAGGGGTGCCGGAAAAGACTATATCGGTTTCGATGAAGAGCCGCCTAAAGATGTATTCTCTGAGGCATGTATAAGGGTTAAGGCAGGCAGAAATCTTCTTATACGCGGCAGCATGACCCCTGATCCATTCAAGGGCCTTACTTGGACATACAAAGAAATACTTAAAAATGAAGTTAGACAAGCAGACCCCATGAACCTTAAAATCTGGACAGGCGCTACTACCGAGAATCCCGGTTTATCAGAGAAAATGATTAACCGCCTTAAATCCAACATGGAGGAATGGGAGCAGCAAGTCCGCATATTTGGCAATTATGCTATGGGTTTAGGCCGGTGTGCGTTCAGCGAATCAGGGCTATTGTTGCAACGAGATTCAATTAAGGCGCCTATAGAAATAAGAAATATTTCAGAATCTTCCAAATTATTCATATACGAGTATCCTGTTGCCGATTTTGGCTATTCCATCGGAGTTGATACTGCAGAAGGACTGGAGCATGGTGATAATTCCGTAATCTTTATTTTGAAACGTGATACCATGCCTACACTTGCAGCAATCCTTGTGGGTAAAATAGATCCTGATACATTGGGGGAGCAGGCAATACTTATGGCTGAAGAATATAACGAGGCATGGCTTACAATCGAGACTAACAATCATGGATTCGCTGTAATCTCTAAAGTTCGGGATCATGGTTATGCCAATATGTACGCAGAAAAAACATTCGATAAATGGGGACAAAAGGAATCAAGAAAATGGGGTTGGAATACCAATGCCTTGACCCGCCCTATACTTGTTGATGGCATATCAGTTGCCATAAGAGATAATACTGTTAAAGTATACGATAAGGATGTTATAGATGAAATGACGACATTTATCGTGAATGAAAAGGGAAGGGCTGAAGCTCAATCTGGATGCAAGGATGACAGAGTCATGGCCTTTGGACTTGCCTTACAGGGTCATATCAGGTGTCCTCAATATGAAAAACCTGTTAAGGTTGCATATGATCCCGGCCCGATTAACGAATTGGCATACATGGGGGTTTGATGGCTGAACAGAATATATTCCAATGTGAATTACCAAAAGACAGATTAGAACGGTTCCGGTTCTTCTTTCATCAGTCAAAGAAAACCTCCGAACCCTGGCGTGTGGATGCCAAAGAAGATTATTCATTTGTCGAAGGATATGGTCAATGGGAACAGAAGCAAAAAGAAGATTTAAACAGACAATCCCGTCCGGCGCTTGTAATGAATTCCATACTTCCAGTTGTAAACCTTATATCTGGGCAGGAACGAGCAAGCAGATTAGGTATTAGTTATAAACCTCGTGGATTCGATGACGACCGTGCGGCTCAGATAGCAAATCAAATTTACAGGTTTGCGGCAGACAACTCAAATCTTGTATATGAGGTTTCCGATGCCTTTCAGGATATGACGGTTTGCGGCAGAGGCTTTTTATATACAACCATTGATTATCATCAGCAGGATGAACCGTTGGGAGAGATTCAGGTAAAACGCATACATCCCTTATCTGTATTCTGGGATGAGAACGCATCCCGATACGATATGCAGGATGCGAATTATATGATATGGGCCAAATGGGTTTCAGAAGATATGCTGAAAGTCTATTATCCGGGCGCCATGTCAGAAATTCGTTCCGGTGACTGGTTAGGTATGCCAGCAGAACTTACCGGAGAGCCTACTATAGATTATAATTGGCGTGATAAGCGTACCGGTAAATTGAGGATACTGGAATTCTGGTACAAAGTGCCTAAATCCGTGGCATTCGTAATCACAGATACCGGCGTTCAAAGATTTGATACTGATAAACAGGCAAAAGATGCCATTGAACAGGTAACACGCATGGCCGTATCTCAATCCGCACCAGTGCCTGATATGGAGATAATCGAACGAGTAATCAGGCAAACAAGGGTAGCTCATGTCACAGCATGGAAAATACTTAAGGATTCCCCGTCACCATATAAGCATAATGAATATCCTATCATACCTTTAACCGCATACAATTTCGATGAAAAAGTTATGGGCATAGTACGCTCCCTTAAAGACCCGCAAAGAGAAAAAAATAAACGCTGGTCTCAAATGCTTCACATGATTAACACTATGGCAAAGGGTGGTTGGAAAATACCTAAACGGTCAGTATCTCCAGAACAATTATCCATGTGGTCTACAGAATCAGGTAAGCCGGGTTTCTGGTTTGAATATAACCCATTGATAGGTGAGCCTAAAGAAATAGATGGCCAGAATATTCCTACATCGTTTGTGGCCTTGATGCAGATTGCTGGAGACGAAATAAAAAACACTTCAGGTGCCATACAGGAATTACAGGGTTTAGCACGTTCAGGAGATCAGTCTGGTAAGGCAATAAGCACATTGCAGCAGTCAGGTGCTACTATACTTGCGCCACTGTTTGATTCGTTAGTCAGGTCTCAGAAATTGTTAGGTCAACAGACACTTTCCCTTATTCAGCAATATTATACGCCGGAGAAGATAATTGACATATTGGGAATTTCAGGTATTAGTAAGATTGGATTAACACAAGAAAATGTTTATCAATTTGTTGAACGGGCAATGGAAGCTAAATATGATGTAGTGGTAGATGTAACACCATTGCTGGGTTCAGATAGAGAGAGACAATTCAGGCAGGCGCTTGATTTAATTGGCGTGCTGGCCAAAGTCGGTATACCGCCGCCAATGCCTTTATTGGAATTATTGGTAACAGTTTCTGATTGGCCAGGCAAGGATGCTATGTTGGCGCAGATGAATCAGCAGACAATGCAATCACAAATGGGGGGAGGTGGAACAACAGGTGCCACTCAATAAAAAGGGTAAAAAGATCATAACCAAAAAGAAAGGATCAAAATAATGTCAGATGAATTACAGGGCGGTAAACAACCGGATGCGTCGCCTGCTTCCGGGGCTCCTGGTAGCCAGACACCAGATTCGGGCGGTAATCAGGGTGCGTCGCCGGTGCCAAGTCAGGATGGTGGTCAGAGAAGTGAGTTTATACCACGGGAAAGATTCGATCAGGTATTGGAAACTACCAAAGCCCTGGAAGCAAAAGTAGCTGAACTTGAGGCAAAAAACAGCCAAAGTTCTCAAGGCACAGCAGGACAGAGATCATGGAATCAGATTCCTGAAGGAGACCTGCAATACATTGTCACTCATTCAAGTGAATACCCGGAACATGCTACAGCAGCATTGAATGAGTTAAGACAGAGGGATCGTAACTTGATTAAATCAGAGATACTTGGCGAAGTAGGGTTGGATAGCTTCAAATCAACCAATAATGAGGCATTCGATCCTAATACTCCGCTTGGAAAAGAGGTATCAAAGATCATGGCTCAGGGCAGATCTCAAAAAGATGTATTAGCAGACGTGGTAGAACTTGCTAAATACCGCACTGGTGGTAATAAGTCTGCCGCCGATGCACGAACCAAACTCGTTCAGAATATGCAATCTGCATCTGTTATGGCGCCCGGATCGGATGGTCAGACAAATCTTCCGCCTCCGTCATTTATGTCAATGCCTAAAGCAGAATATTCCAAATATGTGGAAAGCATAAAAATGAATGAGTTTAAGAAATAAAGAGAGGTGATATAAATGCTTACAAGCACCGTAGAAATTCCATCAGCAGTGACGGAATACTACAATAGAGGACTACTTGAGCGTGCTTTGCCTTACATGAATCACGACCTATTTGGTCAGATAAGGCCATTGCCGCAGAAGAACAGTAAAACCGCTAAATTCAGGAGATATGAATCTCTTGGCATGGCAACTACTCCACTCAGTGAAGGAGTGCCGCCAAGTTCCACTGACCCATCTTATACTGATGTAAC